CTAGATCTTTCTTTTTGTAACCACCAAGGGCAAATTCCATGGCGTATTCCGTGTCAGAATATTTGATAATATTGTGACGAGGAAAACCCTTCTCGTTTGCGCCTGCGGCAGTTAGTCTTTCTATCTCATCCCAGACGTGGTCGAAACCAATGAAACGAGAGTGGGGGAACGAAAACACTTTTGTTCGTGTATTAACCATTGCTATCTCCTTTTCTTAAAGCAAGATTGTTGTCTATCGATCGGACAATTCCGCATCGACGATAATATATATAACACATTTTTACAAAAATGTCAATTATTTTCTGAATTATTTTCTAACCATTTTTCAGCGGTAGTCCCTTCGGACTCAGTGGTTGCTTCACGATAGTAGATGATTAACTCTTTCTGTTGCCGCACATACCGTCGAACCTCTTGGAAGTTCTCTGCCATTTTCTCGTATCCATCAGGGGTGAGTGCGAACACGACAAAGTTGCCGTCAAGCATCTTCTCAATTTTCTTAATTTGTTCTTGTAAGTTCTCTTCAGTGATGACGAAGAAGTTTACATTGAGAAGATCAATCTCAGCCGGTAGAGGCGGTTGATAGATTCGTAATGGAACTTTCTCTGTTACCGTTACTATCTGTGGTTCCGGTTGGATTATCTGTTGTTCCTTCGGACCCCATGACAGCCTTGGCATCAGGTTGCATCCCGTCAGCAGGAGGGGTATTATCAATATCCATAAGTTCTTTTGTATCATCTTCTAGCATCCTAAACACTTTTTCAGTTCCATTATTAATCCGTGTCTCGATCATGCCCGGTTTAGCACGAGCAAGGCGGGTCAAGTTGTGGTCCTTAAAGACCTTCATATAATTTGATTTCTCTTTTGCCAACTCGTTATTTGCTAAGGTAAGCTTGTTCATTGCTTCACCTTGTTTCTTGGCGTTTTCTTCTGCTGCTTTAAGCGATGCTTGCGCAGTATTGACAGCAAGTTCTAATTGAACTTGGTTCTCTTTGAGAGTCTTATTGTTGGCTTCTAGTTGTGCATTTGCTGCTTTCAAATTAGAGACAGTAACTTGGTGATATGCATAACCCCCACCAAGAACACTTATTATCGCAAAAATCATTATCAATTTAAAGTACATATTATTCTACTCGTTTTTTAGATCCTATGCTATACTTAGTGATCAACTCCCATTCAGAGCGCTCACCGTAGGGAAGAATCTTTATCTGAGAAAGTGGAGATAATGGTTGCTCAGACATTACTGGGTTCACAATTTCAATCAAACCCCATTCTGATAACAATCGAGCAATAGAATTTCTTCTGCCTTTATCGGTGTCTTCAAAGTTTGTAGGCTTACCATCTAGTGCGAAAAGCTCTTTGAAGTGTACAATATAATATTTACCTCTTTTATGAAGAATATGACAAGACTGATAAAGCTTCTTGTCTTTCCTAGAAGCAACACCAATTCTCTGTAAAGTTTCTCTAACTTTTAAAAAATCATCCGGATTTTTGAGGCGGACCTCCAACAATGTATCTACGTTCACATCCATTATAGTAATAACTCCCCATGACGGTCATCCGCCTTTATCTGCTCTTTTTCTTATTTCTTTTAATTGTTCTTCACTCAGAACATTAAGCGCCTCTTTTGCTTTAGATTTGCTGTAACCAAACATTTCAGATATCAGCAATATATCATTCGAGATTTCTTCTTTATACCACTTACTAAATCTCTTACGAGGTCTTATACTATTTAGCAAATATAAGAATTGAGCTTTCTTGGGGAGAGCATGATATTGATTCATTTCGTTTGCGTAGAATATCGAATCGGGGAAATAAGATAATCCACGGTTAGTCAGAAATGGCTCATAAGCTTTCTCCGCCAATTCATCATTAGCGGAGTCGAGCATAAGATTCTCTTTAGTCGAGTTTATAGCGTTCAGATAATCAAACGGTTTCATTTTACAGTGATGTGCTCATAATATTTTGCCTCAAGGAGTTCACGGTTCTTCAGGTGCTGCCCTTCGATGTCATCTTTTGACTGACCATAATACTCCACTGCGAGATGTTTGTCTATCATTAATTGATTAACAGAACACTGTCGGTCTGTTTCAGGATCATACACAACGAACTCACCGAGAATACGACCAAACTTACCTTTCGCATCTTTGTGTGTTTTAAGTGTTCCTACTTTACCCAACATTATTTTTAAAAATTCCTTAGCCGCAAGTCCAAATTGCTTTTCCGTTGTATCACGAGTACGGGACTCAGGAGTATCAATACCATACAGGCGAATGCGCTGGTCACTGAGAATAACATCAAAACCAAGATCAATGTCAACGTCCACTGTATCGCCATCCACCACTTTTTTAATCTTACACCTATATTCATACATATTATTTTCCTTGATTAAAATCTAAAATTGTTTGTCTTCCGCCTTTAGTTACCGCATCCCACTCTTCCGGAGTAACATCATCTATACTATGATGCCCAGGCGCAGGGGAAATGTACCCTTGACCGGTAGCGTTGGGGACCTGATGCTCTTCATCGTGTACATACAATTGAATCAGTGTATAATGCAAAACTTTCATTAAGTCTTTTCGCCATTCGGTAGGCGTCTCACCTTTCTTTCCGTATCGTTTCAGATACTTCTTAGCATTGCCGATACAAAATCCCGTACCGTGACCATCATCAATAATGTCCTCGGTCGCTTGAATTTTACCTCCAGCATAATGTTGATCATAGGTAGAGTTTATATAATCAGTAAACTCTTCGATTAGATTGTTTTCGTTGAACTTATAGTTCGGCGTAATATCACATGGTTTCATAATATAATTCCTATTGCCATCTGTAGAATTTATGTTGACCGATTTGACCGATGGATTGCATTCCTCTATCATTTACCCAGTTGGGCGTTACATATGTTGCGTGATAGTGTGTTGATCCTTCTGTTATACCACGAAACTCCTCATTTGTCAAGGATTTTTTGGCTAAAGTTTTTGCTTTTAACCAAGCGTGTTCTTCAAAAGGTTCATCATCTAACCCATCGCAATACCAACTAAACTGACAAGCATTTTTAATTGGTACGGTGTTACCTTTCCAATTTACTCGGGTCTTAGCCTGCTTGACCACATCACAAACTGAGTTCGGAAAACGCCCACTCTCAATACGATTTAATACCACATCTGCAACTGCAATCTGTCCCGCAAAATTATCAGATCTTGCTTCGTGGTATATGTTGAGCGCTAGGCATTCAATATCGTCAATATTAATTTCTGGTTGATTTTGTACTGTAAAGATTTCTCTTTCGAATACGCTAGGCGCTTCAATCTCATGTTCTTCAACCTTAACCTCTGGCTCAACAACAGGCTCTTGTATATCATCATTAAGATGCCACAGCGTACTTACCGCAATTACTATCCATAATCCTAAAGGTATTACCCACATCATAGGACCAAGATATTTTTTCATTTGAAAGCATCCTCCGACTTGCGAACATTTCCAAATCTATCGATAAAAATTACTTTACCATCTTTTGTATATCTAATTTCTCGACACCGAAGCGCACGAGTTATTTCTTCTTGAATTGACACAACGCCACTATAATTACCCCATAAATATGAGCCATACATACATGCTAAAGTTAACAAAGTTTGATACAAAGGATCCATTGGTACCTCCTATTTAAACTCGCAATCATGCATAACTTCTGTTAAGAAGGATACTGTATTTATCTCCTGATCGGAAACAAAAGCTGCCTGATATTGATATCTTCCTAAATGAATAATCATTTGTGGAATTGATGTGGGTTCTAATATAGAGTTCATAGCGTCAAAAATTTGTCTAAACAAAGAAGCAGGATCTTTATCTAGATTTTCTGCTACCCACTTTCTCATTGCAGTGAAGTTTTTATCTTTCATCAAAGATACTAATGTGTCCAGCGATACATTTTCTACAACAGATAAGATACCGGTATCGATCTTTCCTGTAGCAGAATATCTCTGAAGTTCGTTTAGCGTTCTTCTGAAATCGGGAAAATATTTGAGAATAAATTTAACTAGAACTTTGTCTTCAGCCTCAACGCCTTCATTCTTTAGAATTTCCTTGACTCGGATAAAGAACTTTGATGCCAATTCTTTATCAGATTTGTTGATATCAAAATTGATTACTGAGCATCTACTATGAATAGGCTCAATAATTCGATTGATAAAATTACAAGTCAAAATAAATCCACAGTTCTGCGAAAACTCTTCGATAAAGTTTCGAAGCGCAGGCTGTGTTGATTGTGGATTTAAATAGTCAGCTTCATCTAGAATGACGTATTTACGACCACCTTTGATTGAGGTAGTGGAAGCAAAAGATTGAATCTCGTTCCTCAAAGTGTCAATGTTTCTGTCAAGAGATCCATTGATAACTAGATAGGAACAACCAAGATCTTCTAACATTGCTTTTGCAGCAGAAGTTTTACCTACACCAGCCCGACCAGAAAGAATCATATTGGGCACTTTTTCTGAGCGAACAAACTCAGAAAAAGTACTCTTTAATTCTTCCGGAAGAATGATGTCACTGACAGTTTTAGGTCGATATTTCTCGACCCACAAAACATTTTCTAACATTACTCACTCCAATCATTCTGAATATGTTGAACCCGTTTCCATTGCAATCCAATATTGAATGTCGAATCCAGTTGACATTTTATCAGAATTTTTGAAGTGTGTCAACTCACCCATTGTGATACTCACATCATAGGTGTTTGGGATGATCTTAAAACTATCATACGAAAATACACTAACAAATTCCGCAGTAGTTTCTCCGACATCAATCCAATAAACATCCGAATCTGGGTTGCGAACGTCCAGTGCTGCAATGGAAATCTTATCACGGTTGCCACGAAAGACAATGTTGGGAAGACCCAGCACACCACCAAGACGGTAGACTTTTTCAAGCACCTTTGCTGGCAAAGTAAAAGATACTTCAGGTGACCCTACTTCAATTTCTTGATCCGGAGATACTATCAATGCGGGGTCAGACATTCTGTACCTACACCCGTTATCGGAAGACCCCAATTCTAAAGATTGATTTTCGATATTGATATTGATATCTGGATTGTCCAGTGCTGACATAACTCCTAGAAATTTATTTAAATCGTAGATACCGAAGTTTTCAGAGAACAAATCTTCAACCTTAGCTTCAGCTAAAATGTTTTGAGCTTTCGACATTGTTTTGAGAACATTGCCTTGGCGAAACAAAATGCCCGGATTGATTGTAGAAAAGTTTTTTAGTACCGCTAACGTGTTTTCACTTAATTTCATATCCATAACTATCCTTGGTAGTAAACGTTAATGATATCACAAAATTTTATATTAGTCAAGCCACACTCTCTTCGGCTGAACTTTCTTCCGCCGCAGGACTTTCTGCAATTGCTTCATCAGGATTTACTTCTTCAAAAGTTTCCATGAGCCTAGCGGTCATAAATTCTTTTGATGCAGACAGTTGATCCAAATCAAATTGAAACTTCTGAATTTTTGTGTTGATATCTTGAACTTGAGCAACAAGATACTTTTGAGTATCGTTCAACTGCTCTTCAGTATATTCAACGCCGTTTACTGTAATCATAATCCACTCCTTAAGGTTTGTAGTAAACAAATATAGGTTCATACTTATGAATAGAACCATTTATCACGCAACTATTTTTAAAAGTTGCTTGCTCGTCGGAAACTCTGTTTCCTCCAGGCATCTTTGCGAGAGCCATCTTCAAGAATCCTTTATATTCCATCCCAAGCTCTTCCAAAATTTCTTTGCTGTCATCTTCTAATGGCAGCATATCTTTACCGAGTTTTATGTCAGCAATGTTCCACAGAAGATATCGATCATTTCTTAGATACTCTACTGCAGTCTTTAGTGTCTGTCTCAGAAATCCGTCTTTCCAAACTTCATACGTATCAAACTTTTTATACGATTGTTCGTCGTCTTCCGAATATGCTTCTTTAGAAAAATATGGGGGTGATGTAAATACCATGTCCAATTTTCCACGATACTTTTGAAAGTTCTCGTCTTCACCTATGACTTCCGATCCCAACTGATAGATATCGAAAGTGTTTGACTTTTTGAATAGCGTTCCCTCGTTTTTAGTCTGATTGTAGAAATCAGCTAAGTGTTCGTATTTAGTAGTTTTTTTACCATCAACGTATATTGTATGATCGGTGTTCGGATCTGTTCCAATGTAATGGATTTTGTTAGGTGATCTTACAGCCATAGCACCTAGTATTCTTCCACCCCATCCGCTTGACGGATCGTAGAGGTTAATAGTATCTTGATCAGTAATATGCTTTGTATATTTCTCATACAAATACTTAGCGGTCATCGGAGGAAAGTTGACAGCATATTGACACCAAGAAATTCTAAATGCTTTCAATCCAATCGGGAAAAGTTTTTGACCTTTCTTATAGATTCGAATCTGATAAATAAATCCCTCTCGATCTTCTCCAACATTCTTTTTACATGTTTCGGGAATATTATAGCAGGAAAGTTCCTCCTTTGTCAAGCAAAGAAATTGAGTTTTTCTTAGATCATCCTTGAAGCCTGTATACTCAGTATCTTTCTTATGGTCAATCCAATAATCATGCGTATCATATACCCTTGCTTTATTTTCAAACCATTCAATGAAGCTTTTTGCATCGGTTACCGTGTGGTTCAAACTTCCTATAGTAATCGTTTCTCCAACTTTTACTGTCAGAGAATATGAATAAAAAGAATCACGCTTGAAATGTCGGCGAGCATATTTAAGAGTTTTCTCTAACAGTTCATCATTTTTAAAATGATCGTATATGGAAAGCCCATCATCATTAGCGTTGTAATTGATTCGAGTTTTCATCATAGTGGGGAACCATTGATTAGCCGCATTCCCTAAGTTAGATGAGTTTTTTATGACATCAGATTCTCCGGTGCTATCATCAATTTTTTCAAATTCATGAACAGAATATCCATACATTTTTTTAAACTGATCTTTTATATCTTGTTCATCGTAGCCCACTCTTGGTGGAAATCCCAATTCATCCCAAGCATATACAACCGCTTTGCGCAACTCAACAAACCAATTAACAAACTCTTCGTCAGTCATACACATAACTTCTTCAAAAGTTTTGTTTGTTGGATGCTCCATTAGCCAATCGTTTTTTTCATAAAATACTTTCATCATACTTGTTCCAACTCTACATTACTATCAAGTAAAAACTGCTTACCAGATCCTACATTTGAATCGTAATCATTTGCATAGTAAACTGCAGAAATACCACTCTGGTGTATTAATTTAGCACAATTAATACAAGGCATATGGGTAGTAAACATCACACCACCCTTACAAGATTCAGAACTCTGTGCCACTTTCGCTATAGCATTTGTCTCTGCATGTAACACTTCATCTTTTGTGATCTTCCTACAATACACGTCGTAGTCAGAAGGATTCATCCAATCTTCAATTGTTTTTGGATCGTAATACTCACATTCGTTATCCCAACCGGATGGCATACCATTGTAACCAATAGAAATAATGCGATCATCTTTTACAATAATCGTACCAACTTGCGCTCGTGTGGCATAACTAAGTTCGGCAAATGTTTTTGCCGTTTTCATATATGCTTTCTTATATTTACTTTTCATCTAGATACTCCCAACGAATATCGTATTGTAACACAAAAGTATTTAAAAAGCAACATTCCAATATAAAATATTTTTTGGTTTGTCATGTGTTTCATAATAATCAAGCATAGGTTGCCATCCTTTTGCGTCATACGTAGGTGCAGACGGAAAAGGTGGTATCTCGTGCTTCTTGACTGGGCGGTCAAACTTATATGGAGAAATGTGATGGATTGCTCGACCAATCTCTCTTTCTTTCATAGAGTGTCCAACTTGAACTACATGAATTTCTGATTCGGGAAACGCTAACTGAAGCCCTCTATTGAGAGTTCCTGAAGAACCTACTGACCATATAGCATCCGGTACAATAGGAAGTTCTCTAGCAACTTTAATAATAGATGCTAATACAGTTTCGTGCTCTAATCCAAGGGGAAGAACTCGGCGAGTGGATGAGTCCTCTTCTACATACTTACGTGCTTTCGATTGCGTCACATTGAGCATACCCATTTTGACCCAGTGATATTCTGCGCCGAGTTCTAACCCCCTCTTTTGGTAGTCATGGAGTTTATCCATACTACGCTCTGCCATAAACAGCACGGCTTTCTTTCCGTACCTTTCGCACACGACCGGCAGACTAATCTGTGCGTAACCTGTTGCGGGGCAAGACCCAAACACCCATTCTTTGACATTTCTGTTTTCTTCTGCGTGACCTATAAAGTAATCAATAAAACGAATCTTGCTACCATAACTTAGCAAATCGTCACGCACTACAGATACCCCATCGTATTCTTCAATAACGGGTGTGGGGTTTGGGTCTTGCCAACCAGCAATCAACTGTAAATAATCTTCAGCCAATAAGTTTGTCATATAAAAATTTCTCAGTAACAATATCAACAACTAAATGAATTCTATCTTCATCACCAAAGTTTACTGCTTTGTGTGGCTTCCTCGTGTCAAGAAACCAACACTCACCGACATCCATTTTGACATTATGTTCTACTCCGTCAGTATCCCACGACGTGAATAAAACTTTATCGTTTGTCACAATAGGAAAATGCAATCTTGATAATTTACCAATAGAACCTCCAGAATCGGGATCTACTTGATCAGTATGTCTACTCAACTCCCCCGTCTTAGGCTTTAATAGCATTAATCTAACACGATGTACATCATCCCCGTAAGGAGCAATCAACTCTCTAACCTCCGGAAACAAGTCATATAATACACTATCTTGTAGGTAAAAGTCAAGTGTTTCGTGATCTTTTTTCCACGCAGCATTCATTTCGCTAGGCTTAGTAATAAATGAAGGGTCTGCTGTGTAGCCTCTGAGAGACAAAGCAGACCAAGACTTTCCTTTATTGTAATTGCTATAGTGATTAGTAAATTCAGGCAAATCCTCAATCTTGCTACGAATGGATTCAATCAAATCTAATCTGACATCATCTACCTTTTTAATTGCCACAAACTCTACCGGATCTACTATAGGAAATTCCCGATCTTCTCCTCTATAAAAGATTTTATAAATTTCTCCATAAGAAGTAATCTTAGGTCCAACCTCACAAAATCCGCAAGTTTTGGCTAATGATGTATGTTTGCTATTTTCTGCCCACACATAAAGCCAACAATTGTTGTCACTATAGTCATCTATAGCATGCGCTAACGTTTGCAGATTTCCAGACAGTTTCGATATTGTGACATCTCCAACTTCCTTTTTTCCGATTACAATATCGCCATATAATTTGATCTTTGAACTTGCTTTCGATGTAGTGATTTCTAATCGAGCATCATCCAAAAGTATCAAGGTGTTTTTGTGTAATGATTCGGCAATATTATTTTTCTTATACTTAGCGAATGGTGACAAAGTATATTGATTATAATCTGAAAATTTCTTCTCAAGATCTTTTAAATATTCTAAATCATATCCGTGTTGCCAGTCTTTCATTGTTCTACCATCTTAGAAAAGTTATTGTGTTTCTCAAACTTGATAACATCAGCAAACTTGTCTTGTAAGATATCGCCTTTATGGCTGATAACAAACAAATTAGTTGCTTCCAACATATTCAAGAGTTTCATTAAGTCTTCTGTACCGTTATTGTCTAGTGACGAATCAAAGACTTCATCTAGAATCAGAATGTTAGTGCTAGTTGAATTCTTTAGTTTTGCAATCGTTCTCCAAGTTAGCATCAACGCCATATCGATTCGTTGTTTCTCACCTTCGGAGAATGAAGCATACGAAAAGTCATCACGATGTCTGGACTTAATTGTTTCCTTGAACGACTCGTCTAGGTTGAAATTCACGAAGAAATCCATAGACGCAAGATACTTATTCACCAACTTGTTAATAATAGGAATATACTGCTTGATAATCCTAGTCTTGATACCAGTATCTTTGAGTAAGTGTGCAGCAATCTCTTGGTTGTGTTTCTCTTCGAGCATTACTTTCACACGCTCTTCGTTCTCAGCAAGTTCTTGTTCCAACTCTTTGAGTTTATCTTGCTGTTCATTGATATTAGTCTTCGACAACGATGATCTAGAAACTTCTTCCTCCAATGAGCCAATGTATTTTGTAGATGCGTTGTTTTCATTCTCTAGCGATGATATACGAATCTTCAGTTTGTTCATTCGTTCCATAGCCTCGTGAATAACTTCCATCTTACTTTTCATTGCGGCGTGTTTGAGTTTGAGTTCACGCAATCCATCATCAACTTTAGATTTCTTATCAGATCGTTCGGTAAGAATATCGTTCTTGAAGTGTTCTTCGATACCCTGCTTACAAGTAGGGCATTCATCATTGTCTTCATAGAAAGAGATGTCACTATCAATTTTTTTCTTAGTTCGTTTGAGGTCTTTTTGTACGTCTTCTAGTTTCTTGATTTTATCTGAGATAGATGCTGCTTCTCGGACTTCATCTGCCACACCATCATGCTTTTTCTGTAAACACTTGAGTTCTTCTAGTCGAGAATCAATCTGTTCTTGCTCGTTAGTAATCTGTTCTCGTAAGTTATTGACTTTCTCTTTGTTATCCTTTTTGATATCATCAATATACTGGCGATGTACCTCTATTCGTTCTTCTATAGAATCAGATTTGTACTTGACATTTGTAAGTTCATTCTTTAGTTTCTGATATCGTTCTTTGAGTAGTGAGTTCATCGTAGAGAAGATACGAATATCCAGTAAGTCTTCAATGATAGAACGACGGTCAGACGCAGACAGTTGCATAAACGGAGTGAACGATGCGCTACCCAGAATTACAATCTGCGTAAATGATTTATAATTAAGTTTTAGAATTACTTTCTCAAAAGTATCTTGATAATCCCTAACCGCAGCATCTTGATTGAGCATCTTACCGTTACAATAAATCTCAAAGATGTTTGGTTTCATACCACGCACAACACGGTAGGATTTGTTTCCCGTATCAAACTCAATCTCAACTGTCGCATTCTTTTGATTGATACTGTTAAGTAATTGTGGTTTGTTAATGTTACGAAAAGGCTTGCCAAACAACCCGAAACACAACGCATCAAGCATTGTAGATTTACCAGAACCGTTTGCACCAAGAATCAAAGTGGATATTTCTTTATCCAAATCAATCTTAGTAAAATAGTTTCCAGACGATAAAAAGTTTTTATACTTCAAAGTTCTGAATATAATCACTAAACAGTCTCCTGCGACAGAGCCTCGACATAAAGTTCACGCATCAGTGTCTTGACTGGTTCTGCCTCATTTATGTTTTGTTGGTCTACGTAATTAGATAGAATCGTCAGCGTGTCTTCTGCTTGGTCTATCAGTTCCGAATCAATATTCTCTATAACATCATCTGTGAAATCTTCAATGACAGATATATTTGCCGGATTAACATTATACAACTCATCAAGCAATTTGTCAAATAAATATGGGCTTTGTTTGTTGAGTACCACAATCTTGACATAAGCGTCAGAGTATTTCTCAAAGTCAATGTCTTCTATCTCTTTAGAATCGTCATAGAAAATCTTGTGGAACATATGCAATTCGTTCTGTACAAACTCCACTTCTTTTGTGTCGGTGTCGAATATCCAAAAACCTTTCGGGTCTGCATAATCATTCCAGAACAACTCGTATGGTGCGCCCGTGTATCTTACGTTACCGGACTTTGATTGCGTATGAAAATGACCGCTGAATACGTCGTCATACTTGTCAAGGAAATCTGATTTTATACCATCGTGTGAATTTACGCCTTTCATCATTTGAAATCCAGCCAACTCAAAGTGACCGATACAAAACGGAGAGGTACTCTTGTCAATAAACGAAAAGATTTCTTCTTGATTCTCTTTACATATCCACGGGATCATATCAAACACAGCGCCACCGATTGTCAGTGCCCCAGGCTTCTGCCATAGAGTAATGTTGTCGTAGTCTTTCAACAACAAATCCGGAGAGTTTACTTCTACACTATTCTTCCAAAAGATATCGTGATTACCGATCAGTGCGTGAAAGTCAATATCAAACTCAGCCAATCGGTCAAAGAAATATCTGCGACTCTCTGACAAGGAAACAAAGTTGATATACTTCCTACGGTCAAACAAATCGCCTAACTGGATAATCGTTTTGATATCATTCTTTTCCAAATACGGAAAGAAATGATTCGTATAGAACTCATCATAATATCGGTGAAACGCTAAGGAATCATTACGTACCCCAAAGTGGGTGTCACCTAAAAGGCAAACCTTCATAAAATATCCACTAATAGTTATTGTTGCACATTATAAAGCAAGTTTAACGAAATGTCAAGCTTTTTTCTTTGCCTGTTCTTTCTTCTTTTTCTTAGTTGCTTCAAAACTTTCGATGAAATCGGCAATGAACTCTTCACTGTATGCATCATGTACCATACCATTAAGTTGCTCAGAAACATGATCCTCACCTAGATTCTGAATCAGTGTGTTGATCACTTCATTCTCCATACTCTTATATTTTACGTACAGGTGTTTTTTCTCTTTTTGAATTCTGCGTAAAAACGCATAATAAATGATTTGAGTAAAATATGCAAAGGGATTCTTAGATTTTGCGGGATCGAAATTGTCGATATACAACAGACAATTCTCAACACCATCAGAGATCATGTCTTCCCTAAAAGTATAATTGGCAAAGTTGGGCTTACGAGACAAATGTGTAGCAATCTTGAAAAGACACGAACCTATGTACTCGGGAACTCGTGGTCTAGGTTTGTCCGTATTCTTCGCTTTAATAACATTATCACGGTATATAGTTATATGCTCAAGAAACTCTTGATTATTAACGTAGTGCTTCAGAGGTTTATCTTTTTTAGTCATAATAAAATCCTTAAAAAACTTGACAATTGCTTGACAATGAGGTACAATCACTGTGTAGCCTATACATATGGATATTTCTAATGTACTTCTTTCTTCTTGAGATTTTCCAGTACTTCCATTAAATATTCTTTGGTATCTGGGTCACTTATCTTAGTGTCACGAATGTAATCATCTATCTGATCAGAATTGATGACGTTTTCATACGACTTCTTCATATCTTCAGTCGGATCAGAAATTGAAATGATGCTTGTCTTGTACATCCTAAAAGGTTGTTTAAAGTCAGAAGCATAATCCCACTTCAATACTCGAATGTTGAGTTTTTCTCCACCTTCAATTTGATTCAAAATTTGAAACGGATACATAATTTCAATATAAGAAATAGTTTCATTAATGACTCGTGTCACGAGAGTATCACCTGATGATGTTCTAATTATTTTGGTAACGTCCATACTAATCCTTAAGTTTTATATTGTAGATTTTATAATCAAATTTTTCTTCATTATACGTTTTCATTCTTTCTACAAAATGATTTAGTGTATAGTTTTGTTTCTTACCATGAGTTAGATCATCGGCAATATCATATAAAGTTGATGTAGTCTTTGTGTCACTTATTCGTAAGCCACGACCTATTGATTGTAATATTCGAATTTTACTTTTACTAGGTGCAGCAAATATAACATTATGTAAGTTCTTAATATTTATACCTGTAGAAAACGTCCCATATGAAGCCACTATGATAGCATTATTTTCATTTTCGACAACAGATCTGATATCCTCTCTTACCTCAGTTTTAGTTTCACCCGACACGTAGAATACTTTTCTATTTTCTTCTACTTTATCGCAAATGGTATTATACAATATTTTTCCGTGTTTGTCTACATATTGAAACAATAAAAGAGTATTACCTTCAAGAGATATTGAAAGATTTGTTATAAAGTTATTCCGGCTAGCCGACGCAACCAGGTAGTCTATTTCTTCTTGGTACGTATACTTGTTAACAAGCTTTCTGTTTTCTTTTGTGTGTTCTAGGATAAGTGCTTTAATTTTGAACTCGGCTAGATTTCCAGCATCCATTAAAGTTTTTGTTGACGTTACTTTTTTTACTGCACCAAACAATCCTTCAAGAACTAACTTGTGAGTTTGTGTTCCATCGAGTGTTCCTGTTAGCCCATATCGAAATGCACAATCTTCAAGATTTGTCATGATAGATGTTAGAGACTTTGCTTTGAATTGATGTGCCTCATCTCCCACAACAACATCAAACTGGCTGAACCAAGCCTTTTTTTGCTTGTAAATGGACTGCCACGTAGAAATGACAACAGGCTTATCCGTGTCTTTATCTGCGCCCGCCATAATTTGATGTACGTTTGTTTCGGAGTCGTAGCCATAAGAAATAAAATCTTTGTATAATTGAGACACTAAAGATGTTGTTGGTACAATAATCAAAGTCTTTCCTGCAAGATATCTCATAATCAAATAAATGATGAGAGATTTACCTGACGCTGTGGGAGACAGTAACATTCCTCGTCTTTTACGTATAGCATGTACAAATGCCTTTATCTGATAATCACGAGGCTCTAAAGGAAGATTCAGTGTTTTTATAAATTGGTTTGCCTCCTCTACAGAAAATTCTTCGTCAGCATCTATTGACTTATCCAGAGAAAAGTTGTATCCTCGTTCATCACAAAACTGTTTTAGATGTGGTATCAATCCATAGTATAATGTTCTGTTATGAGAATGAAAGAGTCGAATCTTACCGTCCCATATCTTATTTTTGTACGCAGGCATAAACTTATAGCCGGGAACATAAAAAGTAAAGTACTCGCTGAGTTCCATAGCTTCTCCGCTCTCACACAGTATATAAGCGTAGACTTCGTTTAGTTTTGCTGCGACAATGTTAGACACTAGATTTCACCACCAGTAAACTTGAGGTAATCTATTGCATTTTTTATTTGGAAATTTCTTTGATTCAAGTTTTTGATTACTTCTTCTAGCAACGACATTTTTTCTTTTTGATTTACAATTTTGATATTTACTGATATAATATCTTCGTCCGACTGGATATACATTTCAGATTCAGCTTTTAGTAAGATCTTTTGAAATGGTTCCCAACCACGTTCATTAAGTTCCTCTTCTGACATCTTGCCGTTGTAATATTCATGCTTTGCGAGGTACAAATCCTTACTCTGGAACTCCAACGCTTTCAAACGTCTTCGCTCCTCATAATAAAATTTTAGGTATTTGCTGTGTAACTTGGGAATCTTCAAAGATTCCATTCCTAAGCTCGTGTGATCGATCTGAGCGTCTTCTTGCCACTCTGTCATAAGTTCATCTAAAGTCATAATAAATCCATAATAAACCGAAATATATTAATTATACTACATTACTACTAATTTGTCAATGTTGTTGCTTCCAAATAATTGTATGAGAAAGTGGCGGACGTTGTTTGAAAGTCTTGTCCTTCTGCGCTGCTCAATGTAAATCCGGTCAGTTCTATAGGAAACAAATCGTAGAATTTTATTCGGATGTTATTATTATTAGAATTCGTCTTTATCAATAGTGTGGCGTCTGATGTAACGCTATTGATTTTGCCTGAAGTTTTTGTCAAAGTTCCCAGTTTATCTAATGATGTAGGGTTCCCCAGATTTGTCATCCAGTTGTAGATTTCAAACCACGATTTCATATCTTCATCCACAATGTATGTTACCTGCAATTGTTCATATGTTAAAATATTGCCCGGATTGAATATGTTTGTGTATGGTGATGTAGTCTGTGTTGGATTCATTGTGATAGATGGCATGTTGATACCCTGCACAAAAAATGTAAAGTTAGGTAGCCTTTCGATAACAAAGTCATATTTGTTATTGGCTAAAAAACTTGTATTTGAAGGAGTTGCCATCTAATTAATCTCTATTGTTGTTTAGTATTTATAATCAAAAAAAAGGGGCTCCGAAGAGCCCCTTAAACATCAGTCTTATTGCTGATTTGATCTTACATCAAGTTAGCAATCGCCATGCGACGATAGTAGATGTTCTTCTTAGCAACATCGATAGCACCGTCTGCAGCAGAAGTAGCAAATGGGTTAGCTACCATGCCATAACGAGTCTTGAAACCGATCTTAGGCTGGAACGTATCTTGTCCAACCGCACGTACCATCTGGAGAGGAACGTAAGGGCAGTAGAACAAGCCAGCATCATATGCAGAAGTACCCTTGTAACCAAGAGTTGCATAGTGATTGCCAGAAGCACCAGCTGAGAAGTAAGGATCGATGTATACTTTAACACGACCATTCAATACACCAGCGAAAGTGTTGCCAGTGTCATCTACTTGAAGGCTGTTAGAAAGAGCAGGAGTATAATCCAGAACACCAGCCATCTGAAGAGCAGAAGCTACGTCAGAAGAACAGATGAGGACGTTACCTTTGCCACGACGAGTAGCACGAGCAATTTCATTTGCTTCACGCTCAAGTTCGAACATCAAGCCCTTGAACTTTTCAACTGACCAACGACCATTAGCGTCAACGTCAAGATCGAAAGTACCAGCAGAAGCTGTTTGCTGAGCACCGATTGTAGCAGTTTGATTAATAGTACGAACAACTTCACGGTTGATTTCAGCTAAAACTTCAGCAGAAAGAATGTTAGCAAGTTCTTGCTCAGCGTCCAAACCATGAACTGCTTTCAAGTCTTGCGCCAATTCCATCGTGTATTCTGCTTTCAGAGCACGGCTCTTAGCAGCAACACTGACCTTCTCAATTGAGAAAGACATTTCAGCGAATTGACCTTCGTTAGCTGCGCCAGAACCGAGAGTTTCAGCAGCGCTTGTGGTCATACCAGTACCAGTTGTGTAGGTGCCTTCAATTGGAGATGTACCGAGATGAGATGCAGGTGATCCACCAGTCAAATCGCCAGCGGCATTCTGAGCAGAAAAATCGGTATCAGCTTCGTTAAAGAGGGCTTCAGCACCTTGATTGCCATAACGTGAACGCATAGCAAAGATTAGACCAGTAGGACCTGACATAGGCTGTACACCAGCGATATCATAAGCAATGAGATTAGGCATAGCACGACGTACTAAAGAAATCAGTACGGGATCAGTATAATCGATTGAGCCGCTGTCAGTCGCCGCAGGGCCTTGGCCGCCAGCGCCTACGTTACCACCAAAGCTGTTGGTGGGAGAGGCTTCGTTCAACAATGAAGTTTGCTGAACATAACCACCCGAGTGGCTTTCACGAATAGCGACTTCTTGGTTTTCAAGAAGTTGAGCCATTACAGCACGTTTGTGAGCGTCTTCGATCTTGGGCATAGATGCATGCTCAAGAATGGGAGCCCACTTTTTCTGTAAAATATCTGTTGACATAGTTTTCTCCTTTGAGTAAATTCTGAACTCTGTTATTATTTATAAAAAATTAACTTTTAACAATGCGTGAAAGATTTTGAACGTATTTTTGCATCAGAGGAGAGACTGTGGCCTCGGATAACTCTTCAGTTACGTCTTCTACAAGACTTTCTTTTTCTGATGTTTTTTCAGAAGCTTCTGTGAAATACTTTTTCTTAATCATTTCAGTTTTTTCAGAGTAGTCTTTTTCTGATTCGAATTCGACATTTTCTGACAAAGATCTGAACTTCTCAATTTGCACTTCAGTCAACCCTTCTGAAACTTGTTCAATTACCTTTTCTTTCTTCAGCGTCTTCAACTGCTCAGCAAGCTCGCTGTTTTCACTGACGGCTTTGTCAAGCTCACCCTTCAGAGACTCCACTTCATTAGCGAAATTTTCAACTACATCAACTTTGTCTTCAGGGATTTCTACGTAATGCTCAACGAAAAGGTTCTTTAGACCTACCATGAAGTCTTCTACCATTTCAGCACGAATACCACGCTCTACCGCAAGTTTGTTCTCTTCCATCCATTCGGAAACAACATACTCAAGGTATTCATCCACTTTGGATACCAAACCTTCAGCGAAGGTGTTGGTTTCTTCTTCGAATTTGGCATCAAATTCTTCTTGCAACTTTGCAGTGTTTTCTTTAACACGCTCAGCAACAACGGCTTCAAAGATAGCCTTAGCTTGTGATTTGTACTCTTCTGACAAATCTTCGCCAGAAAACAACGCATCAACATCAATAGAAGATTGCTCTTCAACAACTTCTTCAGTTGTCTCAACCACTTCTTCTACCGCTGTATCAACAGTGTTTTCCTCTAAATCATGCTGGATTTCTGCTGTCATACGATTCTCCTTGTTAAATAATTTGAGTCAATTATTAAGTTATTTATAAAAACAATAGTTTCAACTATAGACTTTTTAAGAAGGAAGTGAAAACTTTTAACTTCGCTTCTTGTAATTGTTTAGTAGATGCTTTCTTAATAATCTTTTTTGACTCTTCGATTTGTTTTTCCATCCAGTGGCCATCTACACAAACCCACTCTCTGTTTTCCATGATACCTCGAACAAATGCATCAGGTGCAGATGGATCTGCTACAATGTCTGCTGCCGTGGCTAAATGAAAATCGTCTTTTACTACTTTGTATCCGTCTTTGTGTTCTTCAAGAGATCCCATACCTCTTGTAGATACACCGAATTGAGCACCTTCACCAATCAAGTTCCTTACGATATTGCCGTAAGGTGTGTCGAGGATTTTTGCTTTACCGATAAAATCTGTACCTTCTGCTCGAAGATCCTTGATTAAATGACTAACACGCTCTAAATTAATTGTTGGTCCTTCAGGATGACCCAGCTCACCAAACGCTCTTCCTTTAGAAACATACTCTTCGTTATATCTTTCGGCTTCTTTGTTCAGAACCTCAAACGGATAAAGGCGACCATTCCTATTTGGAAGATCTGCTTGCATAAAAACACCTTCGATGAACATAGATTTTTTGCCATCTTCGTTTTCTTCGGTGATGAAACTAACTGTTTCATTCAATTCTGTGATGAGTTTCATTGGTGCGTTCCCTTATGTTTTGTATAACCTTTTTTAGATTCTTTCTTCTTATCCTTGTGCACAGCAGCTTTATTGAATTTGTGGGCGTGCTTAGCAACCAAATTAGGAGTTTTCTGTTCTAGAAACTGCTTAAAAGATTTCATTTTAGTTAGACTTATTGCTCGAATTTGGAAAGCGCAAACGCAACAAGCTTCTCGGTATCCGAAGCCAAGCGCTCTACAAATCTCTCTCTGTTGTCTTCACTTAAACTATCATATAAAGAATGTAAAGCTTGACGTTCATCATCATTCTCCACTACATTATCAATCTGTTCTTCAACAGAATGTTCTTGTAGACTAATGAATTCCATAAAAGTTTTCATTTATTGTTCCTCTGGGACCTCTAGTTCTTCTTCGTTAGAAATTTCTTCAGGCGCTTCTTCGTCCGATTCAATTTCAGTTTCTATTTCTAAATCTACTTCAAGAGTTTCTTCCGGCTCATTAAAAATGTTTCCAGCGAACTCCATTTTTTTAAACTCTAATTCTGCCGACACTTTATCTTCAATTGCAGACTGAATAACGTCTTTGAAAGATAAAACGTCATTATCTTTTGCTGCATTTATTGCATCTTTTATATCAAAATCACTCATATCGTGTCTCCTTTATTTATAAATATCAATCATTTAACTCAAAGCAATGTACTGATTTTTCTTAATGTTGTCTTTCAACTTCCTACCAGTAGATCCTGCAGTTTGGTGGTCATCCAACGTTTCATCCCATACTGCATCAGCGGTAAGAGGCGCTGTAGCCGAAGCAATATTGGCAATATCTTGTTCGGTTATAGAAACCGCAACTGCTTCTACCGTAATTAGATCGACAATGTTAGATCTAACCAATGACACCGACACACCTTCTGCAAAATAAAACGGAGTTTCTCCCGCTTCTCGTGTATATAAATTTCCTACAATTGTTAATGTATAGGAGTTCTTTGACGCAAAAGGCTGAATTCTCCAATCGTTTTCCAAGAAGTATGTAGTACCCAAATCTTGAGTATCGGTAATAGGGTCACCACCAACAGCAGTAAATGCTTTAGCCCAAACTCTAGGTTGAGGTCTCTCTTGTGCAGCAATATTCCATTCCTTCCACGCACTGTATAGATCTTCTTTTACGTCAAGTACTGTAACACCTTCATTAACAAATATTGTTCTTGTTGGTCCATCGAATGCAACCTTTTGATTCGGATACCCACCCTCATTAGCAGGAAGCCAATTCCATCGAGTTCCATAAAACTGATGAATCGAAGGCATTACTGTAACTTCTCACGCCAGAATATATTCCAATTTGTTCTGGAATTTTTCTTAACTGGTGCGCTGTCACCGTCATCATCTTCGCTTGGATTATCCAAATGCTTAACCATAAATGTCCATGCCGCTCTTGGATTTGGATTACCGAATAACGCCAAACCAGTATAAGTCGGAGCAGTTGAACTTGATAAAT